AGGCTGTAGCCGAAGGAGTCTGATCATGGCGATTTACACGGCGGGCGATCAGATAACCAGAGCGCTTCGGCTGCTTGGTGTGCTAGCCGAAGGCGAAACGTCATCGGCATCTGTCATGCAAGACAGTCTGATGGCGATGAACCAGATGATTGACTCATGGAACACTGAGCGCCTGTCTGTCTTTTGCACACAAGATCAAGTCTTTACATGGCCCGCTGGCGAGTACATCCGCACGCTTGGCCCTACTGGTAACTTTATTGGCCTGCGCCCCGTGCTGCTGGACGAGGCCACTTACTTCCGTGACCCTGGCACGAACGTGTCGTTTGGCATCAAGTTCATCAACCAGCAGCAGTACAACGGCATCGCGGTAAAGACCGTAACGTCAACGTATCCACAAGTCATTTTTGTAAACATGACTTACCCAGACGTTACGATGTCCATTTACCCGCGCCCCACACGCGATCTGGAATGGCACTTTGTGTCGGTGCAAGAACTGAGCAACCCAGCCACGCTGGTGACTAACTTGCTATTCCCGCCAGGTTACTTGCGTGCGTTCACCTACAACTTGGCGATGGAGATTGCACCTGAGTTTGGTGTTGAGCCAAGTCCCCAAGTGCAGCGCATTGCCATGACCAGCAAGCGCAATTTGAAACGCATCAACAACCCTGACGATGTGATGTCAATGCCTTACGCCATTGTGGCGACTCGGCAGCGGTTCAACATCTATGCTGGCAATTACTGATGAAGACGCCGATCCTTGGATCAAGCTACGTTGCCCGCAGCATCAACGCTGCCGACAACCGCATGGTCAATCTGTTCCCCGAAATTGTCCCCGAGGGCGGCAAGGAGCCTGGGTTTCTTAACCGCGCCCCTGGCCTTAAATTCCAGCAAACCATAGGCACCGGCCCGATTCGGGCGCTGTGGGCGCACCAGACCAACGGCAGCGACTTCTATGTTGTGTCGGGCACTGAGTTCTACAAAGTCACCGGATTGACCGCCACACCCACAAAGCTGGGCGATGTAAACGGCACTGGGCCGGTATCGATTGCTGACAATGGCACGCAAATCTTTTTGGCTTGCAACCCCGATGGATTTATCTACAACGAAGTCACCAACGTATTCGCCCAAATTACTGACCCCGACTTTCCAGGCGCTGTGACCGTGGGCTACCTTGACGGGTATTTTGTCTTTAACGAGCCAAACTCCCAAAAAATATGGGTGACTGAATTGCTTGATGGCACTTCAGTTGACCCGCTTGACTTTGCATCTGCTGAAGGCTCACCTGACGGGCTGGTTGCCGTCAATATAGACCACCGCGAGGCATGGCTGTTTGGCACTGACTCAATTGAGGTCTGGTACAACGCTGGGCAGACTGATTTCCCTTTAACGCGCATCCAAGGTGCGTTTAACGAAATTGGATGCGTAGCCTCGTTCTCTATTGCAAAACTTGACAACGGCCTGTTCTGGCTCGGCACAGACGCCCGTGGGCAAGGTATTGTTTACCGAGCCAACGGCTATGCTGGCGTTCGTGTTTCTACGCACGCCATTGAGTACGCCATTGCTCAGTACGGCAACATCTCGGACGCCATTGCCTACACATACCAGCAAGAAGGCCACGCCTTTTATGTGCTGACATTCCCTTCAGCCAACGCCACTTGGGTCTACGATGTGGCTACGCAAGCGTGGCACGAACGCGCTGGCTGGAACACCGCAACGGGCGAATTTACCCGCCACCGCAGCAACTGCCAATGCAACTTTGGCGGCAATACGGTAGTGGGTGACTATGAAAGCGGCAACATCTATACCCTTGACTTGGACGTGTACGCTGACAATGGCGGCATTCAGAAGTGGCTGCGGTCGTGGCGGGCGCTGCCAACAGGTCAAAACAACCTCAAGCGCACGGCGCAGCACAGCCTACAACTGGACTGTGAGTCGGGCACTGGGCTGATTACCGGCCAAGGCAGCGACCCTGAGATCATGTTGCGCTTTTCTGACGATGGCGGTCACACTTGGTCGAATGAGCACTTGAGCAAGATGGGCAAGATCGGCGAGTATTACCGCCGCGTCTTTTGGCGCAGGCTTGGCATGACGCTCAAGCTGCGCGACCGTGTTTACGAAGTGTCAATGACTGATCCAGTTAAAACGGCCATCATGGGCGCTGAAATATTGATTAGCCCCACAAACTCATAATGGCTACAACGCCCAATATCACGCAAATCACGGCCCCCCGTGTTGCGTTGCTTGACCAAAAAACAGGGTTGATGTCTAGGGAGTGGTACAGGTTTTTTTACAACCTGTATGTAATCACAGGCACGGGCACTGGAATTACGCCCGTCACTAGCGGTGGTACGGGACTAAGTTCTATTCCCACCAACGGCCAGTTGTTGATTGGCAATGGAACTGGGTACACGCTAAGAACTTTGACTGCTGGCACGGGCATTGCCGTCACCAATGGGTCAGGAACAATTACTGTTGCCAACGCAGGCGTTTTAAGCTGGTCGGGCGGCGCCAGTGGCCTAACCCCTGCAACGGCCACCACGGGCGCTGTGGTGCTTGCTGGCACACTGATTGCGGCCAATGGCGGTACGGGGGTTGCCTCCTACGCTGTTGGCGACTTGCTGTATGCGAACACCACGACCACGCTGACAAGACTGCCGGTAGGGACAACGGGGCAAGTGCTAACCGTTGCCGCTGGCGTGCCATCTTGGGCAACATCTACCATTTCAGCGCCGGTTACTAAGACTGCAAACTTTACTTTAGCGGATGGCGAGTCTTGGGTGATCAACAACAAGTCAGGCTCGACCTGCACCGTCACCTTGCCAACCCCATCAGCCTACACTGGACGCCAGGTTGTGTTTAAAAATATGCAAGCTCAGTTTCTGGTGTCAGCGTCAAGTAATGTTGTACCGCTTGACAGCACTTCGGCTGGAACGGCAATTCTCTTGGATGTTGTGGGAAATTGGGCGACAATGGTGTCAGACGGCACAAACTGGGTCATCATGCAAGCTGCGTCCAACAACAACCTGCTTTTGGAATAATCTGATGCAAGTCACATACGGCAAAGGTTTTGAGGTTGCTAAAAACTCGCCAACAAAGGTGCAGTTTCGTCAAACCGTGTTGGCTGCTCAAGTTGAAATGCAAAACATGATTGACAGCGGCACTGCTGAGTCTATGTTAGAAGACTGCACGCTCAAGCACTACTTTACGCCAAAAGATGAAAAATATGGGTGCAGCACATACGCTAGAGAGATTTTTCTGCCAAAAGGTTCTTTTGTCATTGGTAAGATACACCGCCATCAGCACTTAAATTTTATTTCAAAAGGTAAAGTTAAAGTGTTCACGGAATTTGGCGAAAAGCACTTTGAAGCGCCATGCACGTTTATTTCTGAAGTTGGGTTAAAACGTGCGGTTTACGCAGAAGAAGACACAATCTGGACTACTGTTCATTTAACAGAGTTTGAAAACGAGTCTGATTTAGATAAAATTGAGCAAGAAGTAATTTCCCCAACGTATGATGACATGGGGTTGATTGCTTTAGCTAACACACCGCTTGAATTGGCGGCACAGGGAGGAAAGCCATGACATGGGTAGCAACAGCAATAGGTGGTTCAGCAGTTTTGGGTATGTATTCTGCGAACAAAGCGGCGGGCGCACAAGCTGGTGCGGCTGACCGTGCCGGAGCCTTGCAACAACAGCAATTTGAGCGTCAAGTTGAACTGCAAGCCCCGTTCCGCGAGGCGGGCATGCGTGCATTGCCCGAACTAGAAGCAGCGTCTAGGTACACGCCGTTTGGCATGGGTGAGTTTCAAGCAGACCCAGGCTATGCGTTTCGATTGTCCGAAGGCCAGAAAGCACTTGACCGTCAAGCCGCTGCCCGTGGTGGACTGATCTCTGGCGGCGCTCTCAAGGCCGCGCAACGCTACGGCCAAGAGATGGGTAGCCAAGAGTACACCAACGCTTTCAATCGCTACCAGACCGAGCGTCAGGCTCGTCTTGGCCCACTGCAATCCTTGGCCGGTGTCGGCCAATCTTCTGTGGGCCAGTTAGGCCAAGCGGGGCAAGCAATGGCAACAGGCGTTGGCGAGGCTGGCGCAGCCGCAGCTCAGGCCCGTGCTTCTGGCTACATGGGCGGTGCTAACGCGCTGTCGCAAGGTTTGAACAGTTATTTGGGCTACAGCCAAGGGCAAGACCGGAATGCTTTGCTGTCGCGTGCTATGACGTATGCGTCCGTGCCGTCTAACGCATATACAACAATTCCAATGCAGGCTGGTGGAGGTTACTAATCATGGCACTTGTAAACCCCAACATTGCAATGAGTTATCGCGGTGTAGAAGTCCCGCAGCAGAACATGCTAGCTGACTATGCGGCTATCCAGCAGATTCAAGGCGGCCAACAAGCGCAGCAATTGAACGCGCTGAAGATGCAAGAATATGAACGCACTCGCGACGAAGAAGAAGGCGCTCGTAATTTCTTGCGTGGTAGAGATTTAGCTTCGCCCGACACACGCACTGGCTTAACGCAATTTGGTAAAACTGGTTTAGCTCTTGCCAAATCGTTATCTGAGCAAGACGCAGCAACGTTGAACATGCAAAATGTCAAATCGCAAATAAGCGAGCGTGATTTTGGATTGCAAGA